TCCCTAACTCTGCGGAACGGCCAAACTTGATAAGAGACTTAGCCTTACGGTCAATAGAAACCCTATCGCCAAAGGTAGATTCAATCTCACGTTCAGCTTGTACAAGTCTCCCATCAGGGACTTCATAAGCTCGTCTAGGCCAACCTCCGAACATTTGCTCTATTTCCTTAATCTCTTGTGCGATTATTGCATTGGGATCACTAGCGTCATCAACGACAGGGCGACGATTAGTTATGTCTGACGGGGAAAGGTTGTAGACTTGCGTTAGTGTGGGATCACCTAACTCTGGGGCTTCGGTGCTTACAGATGTAACTGTGAGGCTATGAACCTGACTTATGCCAGTAGAGCTTACCGAAGGTGACCCAGTAGAAATACTGTTGGTAGCAATGAAGTTTTCATTAACGAGGGGTTCGCTGGCTTGGGTTAGGAGTAAGCTGCTGTCCTGTTGAAGTATTCTGCTAGACATAGCCCAAACCCCTTATGCTGGGTCGGGGATACCAATAGTAAATGACCCCAGTGAAAATGAGTTCCCTGTTACTACAACTTGGGCTGTAGTTAGGTCGCCAGTAACGTAGAGAGTGTCCGAACTGTTTGTAATGGCATAGAAGGAAGCTGTACCAGAACCAGTCACAGTAGCATCAGAGACAGCACCTACAGTTACCTCACGACCACCACCAGTACGATCAGCAGGAGAACCTACGCTAACGGTCTCATTACCCAAAGTGTGAGTGGAGGTTGCTTCAGCGTAAGTTGTTGGCTCAGTAGAGCAGATGTCGATACGAGTGCCATTCGTCGTGAGTGTCGAGAGACCGTTGTCAAAGACAGCGTTAGATAGAGTTGCCATTATTCCTCTTCCTCAGTATCCGTAGGTTTAACATCAGGATCATAGTCCAACTCAGCAATGTCCATAAGGTCACTGATAACCTCTGGGTGAGACGACACATCAATGCCAGCACCGTTGAGATTACGGAGGAAGGAAGCAATCTCACGAAGATCATGCGGAGCAACATCACCAGCGACAATAGTTGGCATGTCATCATAGCTCAGACCGTTCAACTGCCACAGACGCTCGACCAACTGTTTGTTGAGAACATCTACGATTGCTTGGATGTAACTCTCAAGCGCACGGAGGAACAGGTCTGTCTTCGACTTAGAGAGGGCGTAAGAACCACCCTGCGACCCAAGAAGAAGGAACTCTGAAAGCATGGAACGAGCAATGTCGTGTTGGTAGCGACGAACAATAGGGTCAATGTTGATATTACGGCTACCGCTAGACGACATCAATTCAATGTCAACTAAGCGTTGGTTGGTAGGCGCTCCGTCCTTATCGGGGTAGGTATCGGAAGGCAGTACAATGTAACCTTGCTCGTTAAACTTGACATCACGGAGGATTTGTTGCAAGTTATTTACAAAACCAGCTTGTGCTTGTGAAGCATCACCAGAGAGATACTCAGCAGGGATACGAGCAACAGGGATACCAGCAAGCTCACGTTCAACTGCAATAGCCTCTATTGACTGTAAGTTGTTAAGATACTCATAAGAAGTATAAGCATTGCGAAGTATAGAACGGCCACTAGGATCTCCATTCAAGCTAGTGGTGCGGTAATACAAAGACTTGTTCGTAGGGATGTAGTTAGAGCCACCCATGTGACCAACTGACTGTTCAACACCAAGTACCTCACCAGTCTTGTCATCTACATCAAACTTGTTTACAGTCCAAGGCGCACGAGAGGCAATCTTCTGGATACCAAGGCGACCATCAGTGTACTTAGAGTGTTTCTTAGGGGATCGTTCTGTTGGACCTACTCGACGCTTGTAAACGACCTCAAACCAACCAAAGCCATACGAGAGATAACCTAGAGCCTCAGAGATGTGGTCATCAAGAGTGTGTTCCATGTCGTCAAGAATACTCTCAACAAACTCTTTCTCGACTTTAGCTGCATCACTGTCGTTGGCTGGCTTAACGTGAAGGTCTACATCACGAAGGATTTGCTCAACGGCATACATAACCGCACCAACCGTAGAATCATTATCTCGCATCTCACGGTACTTACGAATAGCCTTTCGGCCTCGTAACTCAGGGAGAAACTCATCAGCACGGATTTGACCGTTGTTAGTGTTATCACCAGCTACACCGAGTGTAGACTTAGCTTTTGCTTCCGAGAGTTTCTTTACCATGATCTCAATGCTTCTATGATTAACGTGAAAGTCCCTTTGCACTAGAATAAGCGAGGGTCAACTTGGGTTTGCTGTAACCGTTAAGTGAGAGGTCTGTAATTGCCCACACAAGAGCATCAAGTCTATCTGGGGAGCCTATCGACCCTAAAGGTTCCCACGTTCTCATTTGAGTTTCTAATTCGTTTAATGAAGCACCGTCAGGAGGGTTGGACACATGCTTGACAAGACTACGCTCGTATAGAGCAGATATTGGTTCAGCACGGGCAAACTTACCACGAGAGGCTCTAACAGCTTTATAGGGAACTGTTTCATCTTCTCCGTGAATGGTTGTCTTAACCATGTCACCACCTTGGTTGACCTCAGCCACAATACGATCAGCTTGATAGTGATGGTAAAGTTCAATAGCTTTAGACGCCCAACCTTGCGGAGATAATCTGTCAGTGTAGTCACCCAAGACATATGCAACACCATTTACATCAATACCTGCAACGACAATACCTGTCATGTCACTCTCAGCGTTAGAGGTAACAGCAGGGTCAAGGGCAACGACAATACGGGAAAGGTCTGGGACTGCCTCATGTTTAACGGAGGCGTCATCCAACATAGCTGTAGTCCAAAGTGCGCCTTGCGCTTCCTCTAGTACCTCAGCATAAAGTTCTTGTCTACCTAGCCTAGTCCCCTCGTACTGCTCTTTAACAGCCTTAAGGTATGTACCAGCTAAGTTAGCGGAGTTATCAAAAGTAGACCCTGTAGTAACAATAGTCTTAGGGTCTTTGAGTATCTGACGGATCAGCTTGGTAGGCTTAGGTGTCGTAGTGACCATGATACGTGGGTGCTTGCCCAGACGCATACAGAACTGCAACATAGACCAAGTGTCCATATCCTTGTTCCAAGCAGCAGTCTCATCACACCAAGCTAACTCGAACTGTGGTCCACGGAGACGCTCAGGTTCCTCAGCAGAGAAGAACTGTACTTGCGCTCCATTCTCCCACGTGAGTGTACGCTTAGTTGGAGACCACTCAGGGAACCCCATCTTCTTGCCAGCGTAAGTCTTATCACCCTTCCAACATACGTTTAGAAAACCAGACTCACCTTTTACCATAACTCGTTCAATATCAGAGTTAGTAGATGCAACAGCGGCCACACGTTTACAACCACGCTTGACATTTTCTCGTACCCACTCAACACCTGATCTAGTTTTTCCAAAACCTCGACCAGCATTGATAAACCACGTGTTCCAATCATTACCATCAGGTTCAAGTTGATTGTCTCTAGCCCAGAAGTTCCAGTCATGCTTAAGCTCCTCAGTCTTGAGTGGACCTAGCTCCTCGAATAACTTCTTCACTTTAGGCGCTGGTAACTGACGTAGGGTGTCAGCAGTAATGGCCCTAAAAGGTTTAGTCAGAGGTGTCTTCTTCGGGGATTTCATTCGGGTCAATTCCAAGTAGCGACAAGAGTGTGTCGGCTGCACTCTCGTCTAGGTCAGGGTCAGTCTCTTGTTCAACTTCAATGTTGGTCTGAGTAGGCGACCACCCACCTTTAGATCGCAAGAACAACTCTTGGGACTTGAAGTCACCTTCGAGAGCTTGGTCAATAACCTTAGCTCCAACCATCCCGTTAATCTTAGCACGTTCCTGTTCGATGAACGACCCATACGTCTTGTACATAGTAGACAGAGACTTAGGTGCATTGGTAAGGTGCTGCATGGAGGCAAGCATTTGACGGATAGCAATCCCACCTTGAATACAAGTCAGAATGTGCTTCTCAACGTGTTTACAGTAGGGGAGCTTTTCAGCCATAACTTTAGTTCCTCGTGGCAGTAGCCACTCTATTAACGACAAATAAGATTAACTTAAGTGGGTAAGACAGATTCTATCCTAAGAAGTTGTCTGCAAGACCCTTTACCCTTAACTTAAGTTTGGAAGCATACGTCTTGGTTACTTGTAGGAAGATCTTAGAGAGACAACAACTAGGAGTGTAACTTAAGTTTAATCTTAAGTCTCTTACTCTACTGGTTTATACTACTTAGTGAAAATAACTTATGTTAAAACTTTAGTAG